AACTAGAACCGGGACTAGATACATTTGTTGGTGTAGATATGGCACTACGACACGATAGCGTTGCAATAGTGTATGGTCAGAAAGATGATAATAAAATAATTAATATGCTTTCTAAGATATGGTTGCCAAATGATGAAAATTTTATGGATTATCAAGAAATAGAAGCATTTATTGTTTCATTAATGAAAGACTACAAAGTTAAAGAAGTAGCATACGATCCAGCATTTTTTGAACGTTCAGCACAAGTATTGCTAGACCGGGGTGTACCTATGGTGAACTTCCCACAAACACATAGTCGTATGATACCAGCTTGTGGCAACGCTTATGATTTAATTGCAAATACAAAAGTAAGACACAATGGCGATCCAACGTTTACTGATCAAGTAATGAGTGCAGCACAACGTACTACTGATATGGGTTGGCGTTTATCAAAGGGTAGAAGTAAAAGAAAAATTGACGGTGCAATAGCTATGGTTCTTATGCTTGACAGAATAACTGCACCAGAACCGTTTGATGATGAACCAGAAGTTGCGATTATTAATTTATGAAATTATACAATGGTGATTGCTTAGAAGTAATGAAAGACTTACCAGATAACTCAATAGATTTTATTTTAACTGATTTACCTTATGGCACTACAGCTTGTAAATGGGATAATATAATTCCTTATGAGCCAATGTGGGTAGAACTAAAAAGAATTAGGAAAGACAATACAGCAATAGCATTGTTTGGATCAGAGCCATTTAGTAGTCATTTAAGATTATCTAACTTAAAAGAGTTTAAATATGATTGGATTTGGCATAAGAATACATATTCTAATTTTGCAAGTGCTAAATATAATCCATTAAAAGATTATGAGTTTGTGCATATATTTGGTAAAAACAAAGTTAATTATTATCCGATAAAAGAAAAAAGACTTGGAAGTGGATTAGCTAGACAACAAGCAGGTTGGTTTAATAATAAATCACAAATAAGTGGTGAAACAACAGGAATAAAAAAAACAAAATGGAAAAAAGAATATGATGAATTGAAATATCCAACATTGGTTAAATATTTTAATAATAGAAATCCAAATGAAAGAGGTTTTCACCCAACACAAAAACCAACAGAATTACTTAACTACTTAATTAAAACATACACTTTAGAAAATCAAGTAGTTTTAGATTTTACAATGGGTAGTGGATCTACAGGAGTTGCTTGTGTTAATACAAATAGAAATTTTATAGGTATTGAATTAGATAAAGAATATTATAATATAGCAAAGGAAAGGATAGATGAAAAACTATATAACAACACTAGCTGAAGTTATGGGTGCAGGACTTATAATTTATGGGGTATATACAATTAATGTATCACTTGCGTTTATAGTCGCTGGTGCATTTATGATATTAGGAAGTTATTTAACAGTTAGATGAGTTTATTCAAAAGAGAGAACAGGGACGCTTCTTTAGGGAATCTTGTTGATTTATTAGCACTTCGTGAGGGTGGTCTATTTAACGACACAGGTGAAAAAGTAAATGAAATGTCGGCACTTGGTATTTCAACTGTTTATAGTGCAATATCTTTAATCGCAGATAGTATTGCATTACTACCAGTAAAAACATTACGTTATGACGGTCATAAAACAATATTTACCGACAAACCAAAATTTTTAGAAAAACCAAACGTATCATTAGATTTATCAATGTTTTCTTTATTACATCAAACAATTACATCTATGGCTATGCACGGTAACGCATTTATATTAGTTGATAAAGATAGACAGGGCAGACCAATACAGCTTACACCAATACACCCAGAAAAAGTTAAAGTAGAAATGCAAAACACACAAAAAGTTTATATGTTACAAACAACAAGAGGATCATACGATAGAAAAATAACAAGCAATAATATGCTACATTTTATTTGGTATTCTTACCCCGGTCAATTAGTAGGCGTAAGTCCACTTCGTACAAATGCAAATACTTATGGTCTTGCATTAGCTATGGAAAGACATATTGCACAATTTTATGGACAGGGTGGTACACCAAGTTCCGTATTAGAAACAGATAGAGATTTAACAGCTGAACAAGCAAATATATTAAAAGAAACTTGGTTAAACAATCATAATAAGAATAGAAAACCAGCTGTTCTCACGGGTGGGCTAAAATGGAAAGCCATTTCAGACGCAGCAGGAAATGAATTAATAGCTGCAAGAGATCAGATTGTTCACGAGATAGCAAGAGTATTTAGAATACCAGCACACTTATTATTAAGTAAAGATACTTCAAATGTATATTCAAATTTAGAAAGTAACGGTTTAGCATTTATCAGACATACATTATTACCGTGGATAAGAAGAATAGAGGACGGTCTAAGTACATTATTACCGGGAAAACAATTTGTTAAATTAGACACAGATGAATACGCACGTGGCGACCAATTAAGTAGAATTAGATCATTTCAAGTTGCAATAAGTTCTGGTGTTATGACACCAAATGAAGCAAGATCAAAAATGGATTTAGAACCTTATGAGGGTGGCGACAAATTCTATATTGGGTTACAGGGTGCTTTAGTTGATCCAACATTAGAACCACAGGGTATTGACGAACACGATCCGACAAATGAACTACCACAACAATAATGCCATATTCAATTAGTACTGAAGCTGAAGATTGCAACGGTTTTGCAGTAGTAAAAGATGATGACGGTTTTATTATGGGTTGCCACGAAACAGAAGAAAAAGCAAAAGACCAGATAACAGCTTTGAATATATCGGAAGCAGAAAGCAAAAGACAAGCAGACGCAAGTCAAGATATTTATGAAACAAAAGAAGAAGCAGAAGAAAAAGCAAAACAAATAGGTTGCGTTGGTTCTCATACACACGAAATAAATGGCAAGACGTACTATATGCCGTGCGACAAAATGTCTGATTATGAAGAAATTACAGGTAAAAAACATAAAAGCAAAGATGATCCAACACTTGTAACAAGTTACAACAGCGAACAAAGACAAGTAGACAGAACACCACCAAAATTTATGCAAGAAAACGCACAACGTGGTTTGGATAATCTTAATAAAGCAGGGGACGGTTTAGTTGATGAAACTATACGACAAGCACGTATTATGGCAAAAGGTGAACAATTAAGCATAGATAAAATTGTAAAAATAGCAGCTTGGCATAAAAGACATTTAAGCGATTTAGATAGAGAAAAATCAAACCCAAACGATCCAAATACTTGGAGGGCTTCAGATGTAGCATTTTTATTATGGGGTTCTAATCCGTGGACTGATCCTATGGAAGCAGCAGATTGGGCAGATAGAAAAATTGCACAACTTGTAAATGAGGGTGAACTAGAACCAAGACAAAAAGGTAGTGATAGTTCTACACCAGCACCAAAGAAAGACCAAATAAAAGGAAGTAAGAAAAATCCAAAAGGTTCTGCAAGTGGTAAGTCTGGTGGCATAGACTTTAGTGAAAGCACAGAAAAATCTATAAGAGGACGTATTGAAAAACATAATGAAGAAGTTGAGGGTATGGCAAGTTGGCGTAGATTACGTATGGGAACTGCAAAAGCAGTTGTTAGACGTGGATTTGGTGCATATTCTACAAGCCACAGACCGGGTGTAAGTCGCCAAGCGTGGGGACTTGCAAGACTTCGTGCATTTAGTTACTTACTAAAAAACGATAGACCACAAAACCCAAAGTATATTACAGACAATGATTTGCTACCAAAAGAACACCCACGTTATAGTGCAAAAAAAGAAAATAAAAATAATCAACATATAGACGTGTTTGATATACCAGTTGCTATATCACAAACACTAGATACACAAAAACGCAACACTATTCTTAAAGA